ACCATCTTGTATTCTTATTTGTTCTACTGCAGAAGAAGATACCTCTACAAAGAAACCATGTCTATTATTAGATGTGTCAACAACTATTTTATTTAGTGCATCTACATCTGCTATTAATCCTACATATGCACCTTCTGTGGAAGTTCCATCATGGTTATGTCCTCCACTAAATGCGAATGCCGCTAATAATGCGTCAAACTCACTGTTAAGTGGTGCGGCTGTGATTACCTCACCATCTGCTATACTACTTGAACTTTGTCTTGCGTATCCTGCCATTATCTTAACCCTGCCTCCTCGTATTGTATTGAAAACCCAAATATACTAAAGGGGTTTGCACTAGCTGTTGTAACAAATCTTAATAACATTGCTCTACCTGAGCCTTGTATATTTTCTCTTATAACTGGTTTTGTTGCTCCTCCGTATACAAAACCTGCTGTACCATATCCTGTTGCTGTATCTCTATATTCAGCTCTTGCACCTGAAGAAGTTATGCTATAATCATTTGGACTAAATACATCCGCATCATCCCAATCATAATCTGCTGTTACTAAAAAAGTATTATCTCCTTCAGGTCTTGTAAATATAGATACTTTACTAAATAATTTTCTTAGTTCTGGATTACCAAAATCTAAAAAAGGTGTTTTATAAGAAGCAAAAACATTATTGTCTTGGAATGTTCCACCTTGTTCTTGCCTGTATATGTACCCATCGTAATCTCCGTGTAATACATATTCATCATCACCTATATAACCACTAGTTGCACAATTAGCTGAAAAACCTCTTAAATCTCCAAATTCCCATCCTGATCTTTGATCCGATGTTCTTAGTGCTCCTATAAATCCTGCAGTGCTTGTAGTACCTAAACTACTTTTACCAAATAAATATCTAAATTGTGATTTTTCTTTTACTACTAAAGATACACATTGTTCATATGTAAAATCTATATCTATTAGTTGTAACGCATTTTGAATAGGTTTTGAAATAGTTGCTAATTCTACATCACCAATTCTTTCTGTAGCTTGAATAGTTCTTATACCGTCAGGTGCTAAAAATAATACATCACCACCTATTTCTACTATGCTATCACTTGCTAGGCATCCTACACTGCTTGATACCTCTGCTAAACTAAAGTTTGCTGTAGAACTACCTGTTAATTTTCTTATATCTGTTTTACCAAAAATATAAAGAGCATCTCTAAATCTTTTAATACCCATTATATCAAAACCTACATTTATACTTCCTGCTCCACTAGCTGCTGTAAAATCACTATCGCTGTTTGGTGCAGTAAATACTAGTAACTGCGGTTTTTGACTCATGCCTGCAAAAAATAAATGGTTTCTATATACTTCTGCAAACTTTGCATTATCTACATCTGCTGAACCGTTTAATTTTGTCCAACTTGTACTAACTAATTTCATTGGGTAGTTAATACCATCTGTAAGTACTAATGTTTTACTTCCTGTAAAAGAATGATTTAATCCTCTTACTCTTACTACATCAGTAGCTACTTGACCTGATGTTAAACTTGTAGTACCCCAACCTGCACCAGAAACATATTTAAGAACATCATAATCATTTCCTGATGCTTCTTTTCTTGCAGTATATATAGAGCCATTATAAATAAATATCCCTAATGCTGCTCCTGTTCCTGCAGGTCTACTATATGATGCGTCTAAATATTTATACCCACTTACTCTTCTATAGCCGCCAAATTGACCTACTTCAAAATTAACCAATCCTGTAGCAGCTCCTGGTAGTGTATCACTTAAAGCTAAGAAGTCCTCATTGGTATACAAACCACCTCTTGATAATATTTTTGCAGTTTGTAACCTATCAGTCATTAATTACATCACTAACCCTCGTATCACGCATTCTAATATATCTGTTTATTAATATTGAACGCATTTGGTCAATGCCCTCCTCGAATGCCCTAGCTGATCTGTCTGACTGTTCTATGTTATCTCTCATCATATACATATGATACATAGCACCATCTATTAATATATTTTTATATTGTACTGGTACTTCTGGTACATCATCTGATGCAGATAATTCTGTTGGAACTTTATAGTAAGTATATTTTACAACATAAGCTTTATCTGGAGTTGGGCTAACCCCTAACTTATAATCTGGTGTAAGATATACAAATTCAGGTGTTTCATAATCACTTGAATCTCTTTGTTCATCTCTTTCTATATAACGATCTACATACTCTGTGTATGTTATCGGTGTTAAATGTTTTTCTTCTATGTTTAGACTGTCGTTTCTATCTATTAAAACAGTGTCTAAGTCTATTGACAAATAATTAGTTGTCAAGGCGTATTCTCTTGTCCCTGCTGTCAATGTTTGACTTGTTGTGGCATACGCAAAAGGCCACTCTCTATCTCTAGAGTAAATATCTCTTTGTGCATTATTAATAGCATCTTTTACTAAAGCTTGTATGCCTTTAGCTCCAGAAAATTGTGATGAAGTCATTTCTACTTCATTTAATCTTCTAAGGGTTTCATTACAAACTTCTATATAAGTATATGCCATAATTTTCTCTTTTATTATTGTAGGAAGGGCGGTACATACCTGCCCCTCCTACGCTAAGTAATAATTTATACTAGACTAAATCTCTGTCTACTTCAGTTCTTCCTGTTTGTTGAGAAGAAATGTCTAAACAGACTGCATAAAGTCTCAGTACTCCACTAACACAGTTAGTATCAGTTGCAGAAATAGTCACATCAATAGTGTCTGCACTTGATTGTAGGGCAGTAAATGTGTTTGCTGCTCCTGTGTTGATGATGTTAGCTTGACCGTTAGATCCTGCTGCAAGGTATCCAGTTGATGTTAAGTCACCACCGTCTACAATGTCATCTCCGCCTGCAAAATCAATATCTGCAGCAGCAGAGCCGCCTGTAAACGCTGTAGTTACATTAGCACCTGCTGTTACTACAATAGTATTAGCAGGAACTTCTAGTAATTGAAAGATATCACCACTAGTAACATTGGAAAAAGTTCCGTCTGCTACTAATTGAGCAATGTCTAATTCTTTTTCTAGAACATAAGCACTTGGGTTTACACTAGCAGGAAAATTGGTGTTAGAATCAGCACTAACGCCTGTAGTGGATTTAGCTGTTAAGTCATAAGTTGCCATAAGTTAATCTCCTTTACGCTGCGTTATATTTAGCTGTCACAATGCCTTCAGGTCTAAGTATTTTTCTTCCATACATCTGCATTCCTCTAACGATGTCAGCGAATGAATCAGGATCTCTGTAAGATTCTACTTTATTGATCTGAGAAGCAGTAGCAACTGCTGAACTATGTCCACCAACAATCGCACCATAGTTAGAATTTTGGTTCGCAGAACCACTAGTCGAAGGACCAGTTCCAACTGAAGGTAGGTTGCTTGAAACATATACATCGAATCCATGTAGTTGTCCAACTGCTAGACCACTTTCTAGATCACCTTTATTTCGGTAATCATTGTTAAGTAATCTTGAGTCTTCGTCTGCAAGTAATTCAATGAACACTGGATCTACTACGAGCCATCTTCCGTCTTTATCAACTTGTTGTTGATCAAGAAGTCTTGCCATTCTAGCAATAACCTGTAAAGGTGTGGCTGTAGCAGTTGCAACAGAAGTTGCACCTGGTAGCCTAATTGCTAGTGGGATTGAATGATCCCCTGCTGAAGATGTAGTAATGTTGCCAAAACTACTTTTAATCAGTTTCATGGAAGTAAGAAGCTCATCTGTTCCTGCTGTTGATACAGCTACAGTACCAGAAACTGTGTCGTTTACTGCTCCTGCTGCTGTACTTAAAGAGGATTGTTTATATCCAGATAAGTATCCTAGTACTTCTTGGTCGTGTTGATCACGGAGTCGATAACCTGCACGATCCGATGCCATGCTTTCAAAGTTAACATGAGAATGAGCTTCTTCAATGTCATCTACTTTAAAAGCAAAGTAATTTGCCTGGTCAACAACTAAGCTAAAATCCTCATCGTCTAAATCTTGTGGAACGATTTGAGTACCTCTAGCATATTCTTTAACTGTTATTTCAGGCTCTTTGATGATACGAACTGTGTCACCAAAGTTTGCAATTTCTCCAAAATAATCATTATTAGTGATTGATTCAGAAACAGAACTCTTACGAAATGCTTGCTGAACCTTCTGACTATAAATGACTGGAGAGAAATTACCATTAGGTAGGTTTTGATAACCTGACGCTACTTTAAAGGCCATTTTGTATCTCCTATAATATAATTAAGGGCCAACAAACGATAACTCAACATCGTAAGGGCTGATGGTTACTATGGGTATCTTTGCCAAGGGCCATAACATCAGGTAACCTGAGTAGAATTTCGTTTGATAATTGTAGAGTAGAGAATATAAAATTCTGGTCTACACGAATGTGTATTGCAATATACATACACAAAAATTTTAATTTGTCAAGAAGTTAAGCT